CGGAAATTGTTGGGGTAGCGGCATACGAACAGTGCAAGTCGTTTGTGGAAACGCTGGCCAAATACCAGAAGTTCTCTGATATTCGCAATGTGGGAGCTGCTATTCATTCTATGATTGAAAGCGTCAACCAGCAGATGGACGACGCCGGGTACAACGAGGAAGAGGACTGGACCTACCTGACCAAGCTGTTTGGGAGCAATGCTATTCCGGCCGAGGCAGCTTCCGTCATTACAAAGGCTGTCAAGAAAGCGGAAAAAGAAGGAACCATCACAAGCAAAAACCGGTGGCACCTGATAGAGGTGCTTGCCCGCGACTATGTAGAAGGAAAGTGAGTGAGCTTGAATGCCAACCCCCAGTAAGTACAACAGCGAGTATCACGACGACTGGGCTTGGTCTCTGGCAATCAAGGGCGCCACAAACGATGAAATCGCTGAGGCGTTTGGAATTTCTGTAAGGACATTCATAAGGTGGATGAAGAAATTCGACAGTCTCAGAAATGCGGTGGATGAAGGAAAAAACATTGCCGATTCAAGGGTCGAAAAGTCTTTGTACCAGAGAGCCGTTGGATACACGATCACTGACACAGAGAAGACCATCGACATGGACAAGGACGGGAACCCGAAGCCGGTACGCATCAAGACTACGACAAAGAATGTTGTCCCAGACACAATGGCAATTATGTACTGGCTAAACAATAGAAAGCGTATGTACTGGTCTCAGAGGCAGGAGGTCGCATTATCAACCGAGGAAAATACCGAAGATGTCGTGATTTACCTGCCTGCAAACGGGCGTGATGAAGATGGGCAGTGAGAAAAGAACTCGTATTATCAGGCCGCAGTTTGGGCCGCAGGAGAAGTTCTTGTCAACACCCGCTGATGTCTGCGTATATGGGGGCGCCGCAGGAGGCGGAAAAACGTATGGTCTTCTCTTGTCGCCGCTGAGGTACAAAAATGTAAAAGGATTCCGATGCACAATATTCCGAAAAAACTACAACCAGATCTTTGCGCAAGGCGGTTTGTGGGAAGAAGCGCAATCCCTATATAGCGGAATAAAAGGAGCAAGGAAAAGGATGTCGGATAGCTCATGGCTTTTCGACGACAAAAACGGAAACACTCTGGGGAAGGTTACGTTTGCCCACATTGAGAGAGATGAAGAATTGGAAAAATGGCAAGGTTCACAGATCTGCGAAATTGGATTTGATGAGCTTACGCATTTCAGCGAAAACACCTTCTTCTTTATGCTGTCCCGAAACAGATCGGCGTGTGGGGTAAAACCGTTTGTGAGAGCAACTTGCAACCCGGATTCTGATAGCTGGGTTGCCAAATTTATTGAGTGGTGGATAGACCAAGATACGGGCTATCCTATACCTGAGCGGTCTGGGGCGATTCGCTGGATGATAAGGCGCGATGAAACCATCTATTGGGCCGACAGAAAAGAGGAACTGTGGGAACAGTTCAATCTGGAGACAGATGAGGAGAAAAGCGAACCAAAGTCGGTGACATTTATCATGTCATCTGTCTACGACAATAAGGAACTGCTGAAAGTTGACCCAGGGTACTTAGCAAACTTGAAAGCCCTGTCCCTCATACAAAGAGAGCGGTTGCTCAAAGGCAACTGGAAAATCAGATCTGCGGCCGGTCTGTTTTTCAAACGGACTCAGCTTGGCGAGATCTTCGAGAAAGTGCCGAAGGATGTCGTTAGATGGGTCCGCTGCTGGGATTTGGCCGCTACTGAAAAGAACGAAGGCGGCGATCCTGCTTATACTGCTGGCGTTCTCATAGGAAAGAGAAATAATGGCCGGTATGTTATTGCTGACGTCATCAACAAGCAGATGTCGGCGTCAGATGTTCGCAAGACGATTAAGCTGACGGCGCAGGTCGATAGAGCCACATATAAAAGGGTCCGCATTCGATTGCCGAAAGACCCTGGACAGGCGGGAAAGGACCAAGCCGAGTCCTACATCAAGTATCTGGCCGGTTTCGATGTTTGTGCAGTCGCAGAGACAGGCAGCAAAGAGGCTAGGGCAGAACCGATGGCCGCTCAATGGCAGGCTGGGAATTTTGACATTGTATATGGACCGTGGAATGAAGAATATCTTCTTCAGCTAGAAAATTTCCCGGACGGAAAGTTCAAGGACATGGTTGACGCCTCTGCCAACGGATTCGCAGAACTTGAGGCCAGAAGCTCGTTTGACGTCAACAGTCTGATTTGATTTTCAATCAGAGAGGTGCAAAGCATCATGGAAAACAATAAGGGATCACAGATGGACCGTATCAGCCGGTATGCCGACCTGATTTATAAGCAGTCCGGCAAGGCGGTACGGCCGTATCGTGCTGATGGATATGTCAACATGATGACCAAATACGGCACACAGCAGGACTCCTCTGAGCAGTACAAATTTATCCCAGAGGATGCGGTTCCCGATGAGCTGCTGACCATGAACTATGAGAGCAACGGCCTGTTTGCCAAAATCATAGATACTCCGGCCGAGGAGGCAATCAAACATGGATTTGAGCTGGAGGGCGTTACCGATCAGAAAGTCCAGGATTTCTACGAGCAGGCTCTCGATGAGCTGGACTGGGAAGAGACGGCCATGACCTGCATCAAGTGGGCACGACTGTTCGGCGGATCTATTGCTGTGATGCTCATCAATGACGGCCGCGGCCTCGATGAGCCGGTGGACTGGAAAAACATCCAGTCCATCGACGATATCCGCATTTTTGACCGCTCGGTCATCCAGCCGGACTACACCTCCCTTTTCAATTACGACCCCCGAGACCCGTTCAGCACTCGAGGAAGCCGCCTCGGCATGCCGGAATACTATCAGGTATTCAGCAAGTACGGGGCATTTACCGTCCATGATAGTCGGTGCCTCGTGTTCCAGAACGGTATTCTGCCGGAGAACACCACCAATTCCATCTATCAGCTCTGGGGAGTTCCTGAGTACATCCGATTGAACAAAGCTATCCGAGATGCAGAGGTTGCGCACCGCAGCGCTCCGAAATTGCTGGACCGCTCCGTTCAGCCTATCTATAAAATGAAGGACCTGTCTGCCGAACTCGCCACGGAGGAAGGGGAGAGCAAGGTCCTTAGAAGGCTCCAGGTCATTGATATGGCCAGGGGCCTTTTGAATAGCTTGGTGATTGACGCCGAAGGCGAGGATTACGACTTCAAGACGTTCCAGTTCAGCGGCATCAACGATGTGGTGAGCGCATCCTGCAACCTCCTTTCCGCACTCTCCAATATTCCCCAGGTAATCCTTTTTGGTCAGGCCGTCGGGGGTCTCAGCACGACCGACGACACCAGCATGGAGAACTACTACAACTATGTGGAGCGGATCCAGAAGCGGATGCTGCGTAAAAATCTGCGTTACCTGCTGTCAATCATTTTTCAAGCTGGCCTGGCAACAGGCGAGATCGACGAGGTTCCCTCCATCAAGATCAAGTTCAATCCGCTGTGGTCCTTGAATGACGTACAGCAGGCAGACCTTGATCTGAAGAAGGAACAGGTCAAGCTCGCACGGGCGCAGACTGCGCAGGTGTATGTTGGAATGCAGGCTGTTGACCCCAGTGAGGTTCGTAAAAAGCTGGCTGACAGCGAGGAATTCGACGTCGAAACCATGCTGGACGAATACGATGACGACGACCTGTTCCCCGAGCAGGACGCTCAGGGCTTTTCTCCAGATGACTCCATCCCGAGCGAAGAACAGCCGAATGAAACGCAGGTCAATCCTGACCAGACTGCCCAGCAGAGCGGCCATATTTCTGAACAGGGCAGCTTTGCGAATTATGCTCAGGGCGTCAGTATCGAGGAACACAACGCCGACCCAGAAGACGGAGGCAATGCCCCCGCTGCGGCACCGGCCGCAACCAAGCTGCCGCAGGATATGAGCGACGAGGAAGTTGAAAACAAACCCTCTAACAAAAATCTGAATGAAGATGATGCTGACAGTTCGGACTTCCCAGGATCCGTTGGCGTCATTGTTATTTCTGATGGTATGATTCTTGCCGGCACCCGCAGTCATGATACTGGCAGAGGATTGATTGGCGGTCCTGGTGGACATATCGAAGCAGGAGAAACGCCGGAACAGGCGGCCATTAGAGAAACCGAGGAGGAATTCGGCATCATCCCGAACGAGCTTGTTCTCCTCGGCCGTGGGCCGGTTGAGCCTGACACAGGCTTGCAGCCTTACGTTTTCCTCTGCGTGGATTATTCCGGCACACCTACCTGCATAGACGGAGAGATGGAGGACCCGCAGTTCCTTTCCCTCGAAGAAATTCAAGCGCTGTCTTACTCGCTTTTCAAACCGTTCGCAGATGGCGTTGAGCTGGTGAAAAGAGAGGTGCTTGAAGAAAGAGATGATGGCGGTCCCGGTTCCGGGCACCACGGGCACGAGGGTGTACCCGGGAAAGTTGGCGGTTCTGCTCCCGGAAACGGAGGAAGAAAAGTACACGAGGGTAAAGACATCTTGTCGTCGTACTCTGGGAAAAGAGACATAAGATCTGTAATTAAGGCGCAAGGCTTCGATGGCCTTCCGAAAGTCGTGAAAAAGAAGGACTTCGACAACGCCGTCAAAGCGAGTGGTTTCATAGCCCAGAGGACTTATACGGCATCATCTGAAAAGGTGCTTGAATTGTATCGCAAGATGCTTTATAACGGCGAGTGGTATGTTGACTGCACAGTAGGCGGAGCACAATACGGACAAGGGATGTATTGCGCCGCAGACTGGGATGGAAACCTATCCGATGGAATAAAAGCCGAGATGAAGCACTACCGGGAGCTTGGAGCCGAAAGAGCCATAACCGAGGCAAAAGGTGATTTTGTCAGAGGCCTCAAAAAGAAAGACTTTGAAAAAAGCTCGTACTTGTCTGGCGTTCCGCTTAGTGAACAGGAGATTTCTGTATTCAAGAAGTTAAAATCGGATCCAAATTTGAGCGGATACAAACTCCCGGATGACGAAAAAGCCGTTTGGCATGGTATGATTGACTCCGGTAAAATGGTGAAATTAAATCTTGCATACGAAGATATGACAGATGATTTTTCTTCCACGTACAAGGCGGCAAGCCGAACTGAAACGATCACCCTTGACCCAAGTGCAAAAGTTGTCAAATACGATGACATCGTCCAAATGCGGGATAATGAGGGGAAAGCATATAGGGATAACCAGTTGTCCCAATATGCAGCATCTAAGGGAGAGGGTTGTGAGGCTTTCTTCAAGATTCAAACTGGCAAGCAAGTCGAGAATAGCGATTTTGACAAGGTTCTGCAATGGCAAGCCACGAATCCAGAAGAGTATCAAGCCGCAATGTCGTTCGTGATTGAAGCGCAGAAAAAAGCCAGCGAGATCACATTCGAAAACATGAATATGGATATTGGCGCCTATGCTGCTCTGAAGGGCTATGATGCAATAAACGCAGAAGGACACGGAGAAAGCGGGTCGTATACAGTGATTTTGAATAGATCGAAAGCTATCATCCTTGATGAAAGAGAAAGATCCGATGCTGGTGACGACGATGAAGTCCGCTTTGTCCCTGGAGAAGATGGGATCATGTACGCTGTGATGGCCGGTAAGGTTATCGGATGGGTAAAAGCATCGGATGGCATCGATGACGTAAGTTCCGGCGAAGAGAAGTGATATTTCATTGGTGGGGTGATGACCTGTGGATAACAAACAACATCAGCAATCCGTCCAGGAAGCCGTCAAGGACAGATTTAAGGGTCGTAAAGAGATCAAAAGCAGGTCCATACCTCATTACCCTACGAGCGCAGAACGTGAGTTCAGGAGGGTTACAGGCGGCTACATACGACTTCTCCAGCAATGCCTCAGAGATCACCTTCCCGCCATCATGGACGGCTATAAGTCAGAGTATCATCGCAAAGACGCTCGGTTTGACGCCTCGCAGGAGCTTGAATCGAAGGTTCACGAGGAACTGCTGCAAGTTGCTGCCGAACTGGAGCAGAAGCTCGCGGCATATGGTCTTGACCGTTTGGTCGAAAAGATAGCCAAGCTCACGGAAACCCACTCACTGCGAGAGTGGAAGCGGGTCTGCAAAGACACTCTGGGCATCGATCTGCTGAGCGACTATTACAATGCCGATTTCTACGAAGAAGCTATCCGCCGTTGGGTGTCTGAAAACGTCCAGATGATCAAGAGTATCCCCAACGAAACGCTGGGGGAAATGCGTGAGATTATCCTGGACGGTTTCAAGAAAGGCAAGACCGCCACCGACATTTCCAAAGAGCTTCAGAAGTCATACGGCATCACGAAACGAAAGGCTCAGTCTCTTGCAAGGGACCAGATCGCTACGTTGAATGCGGAAATCTCGGAACTTCAGCAGAGAGACGCTGGCTGCACAAAGTACAAGTGGTCAACCTCCAAAGACCGGAGGGTCCGAGATTGTCATCGGGAGCTGGATGGGAAAATCTTTAGCTGGGATAACCCGCCCGAGATGTGGTACGAGACCAAGGCGGGTAGGGTCTATACGGGCCGCAGATGTCATCCCGGCCAGGACTTTCTTTGTAGATGCTGCGCAATTCCGGTTTTCGATTTTGACACAGTTGACGTGCCTATATCGGGAGAAAGGGAAAAGGGTGTATGACGTGGAAAAGAAGGAACGTATCAAGGTCTACATCTACTTCCGAGAGGGAAAGGCGGTCTGTATCTGCCACCGCGACCGAAAAGGGTGCGACAGAGAATGTGAGCCGGATGTAGTTGAGCGAGATAAGTTCGATGGCTGGAAGGATACTTTCCAGCGCAACCGGTATGGAAAGTACCCATACCCGGATAGACGCGATAAGAGAAAGGGCTGAACGACGTGAAGAACGCACAATCTATCAGAATTCTCACCCGGCAGATCGGCAAGACCTGCGAACGCATCGAAAGCCTTACGGATGGCATCTGCGAGGCGAACCTCTCCGGCAGCAGTTCGGCCGGCGTCTATAAAGACATCATGCTGAACGAGCTGGAGAATGCCCAGATGCTCACGCTCAAGCTCACTGAAATGGTATCCGAGGTCGCATCCGAAGCCCAGAACAACGCAGATGGAGACAGTGGCAGCGCATTCTTCTCCGGCGACCTCAACCACAAATCAGGCGACAAAGAAGACGGCGAGGACGATGATGACGACCCGGACAGAGGCAATCCGCCCAGCGGTCCGCCCTTTTCCGTCGGCGTGATCGTTGTCTCTGATGGCAAGGTCCTTGTCGGAACGAGGCTGTCCAATGCTGGGCGCGGCCTGCTTTGCGGCCCCGGCGGCTATGGTATGGAAGGGGAGACCCCGGAAGAAGCAGCGCAACGTGAAACGGAGGAAGAATTTGGCATCACTCCCACTGAGCTGATCCCGATTGGCGAAAGCAAAGAAGGGGAGGACGGCTTTGCCCCGTACCTCTTTATCTGTACCGCGTTCTCGGGTGAACCGGAGTGCGGCGGCGATGAGATGGGAAACGCATCTTTCCTTGCTCTGGAGTCTCTGCCCAAACTCTCCAAGCATCTTTATCAACCATTTGCTGATGGTATCGATTCGATGCTTTCCGCCCTTAGCACAGATAATAAGGACGGCAGCGAAGGCTCGGGCAACTGGGGCCATGAAGGCCGTCCTGGTAAATTGGGCGGGTCTGCTACGGGCGGAGGCTCCCATAACCGTCTGGGCGATAAGAAGCAGGGTTTCACGTCGTTCTCAAAGCAGAAAAAGCAGTGGGCTAAGCCGCACAAGATCAGCCTCGAAGAACTCCAAAAGTGTCCTGATGGAACCATTGTTATCGGTGTGAAAGGAACCTACAAGAAATACGTCAAAAAAGAGTTTGATTGGGATGTTGGCGAAGAAGTCGAAAAGAATTACTTCGTCAACGAGGATTCCGGTACGGAAATCTCGGTCGAGAAGATGGCCAAATATGTGAGCAAGAAGGAATACGGCCTTGCCGTGCCTGACAGCGCGAACAAGAACTACCGCAAGTTCAAGGTAAGGGATGATGGGCGATTCTCTGAAACGCGAAGAACCGCCGCCTTTACAACCGATGACCCAAAAGAGGCAGATGAACTCTTTAGAAAGAAATCGGGCGAAGTGTGGAGCAGCCTAGACGATGAGTCAAAAGATGCCCTTAGCTCCTATACCGGCTCTGGATACATTTCCATCAACAGAGGGCTGAGAAAGGGAAAGCTAGACGAGCAGGTCGTCAAGAAGATAAACTGCATCACAGACGCCATCTCCAAGTCGAAGCTCGAAAAGGATACGTGGCTGTATCGAGGCGTTGACTACCATGCAGCGGAGAAAATGCTTGGTCTTAAAGATGGGGCACTTGCCACATTGGATCTGAGCACATTGGTTGGCAGAACGTGCCGCGACGATGCCTTCATGTCGTGTGGCACAGCAAAATCTACCGGCTTTGATAAAAACGTCAACTTGACCATCTACTGCCCAGAAGGAACGGAAGCTCTTTACGCAGAACCGTTCTCTCAGTATGGAGAGGGAGACGGCCGGCGTTGGGATTCTGCAAGGCCTGACGGAAAATCTACCCAGTCCAACTTTTCAAGCGAGTTTGAGACCATCCTACAACGCGGAACGGAACTCCAAATCATCGAAGCAAAAGATAACAGTGGAGACATAGCCCTTGTAGCCCAGGTCATCGGCCAGAACTACAAACCCGTAAAAGCCGAAGACTGACCAGTCACCAGAAAGCAGCATACTTGCAATATTTTTGCAAATATGTTATAATATTACCACAAAAATAACGGTATAGCGATAAATATAAAGGAGGCGGGCGAATGGCAAAATGGGAACACGACGACTGGGTAACGGTTCAGCCAGACGAGACAAAGATTGCTTGTAAAGACTGCTACTTCCGGGAGCCGGATAGAAAGGCAAGCGATACAGTCACCATCAAGGGCTGTACCCTTGGTATCTGCAAAGTGTATCAAGTCGCAAAGCCGTCTGAGGTGATGTTCGACTATGAGCCGTGCCCGTACTATCTGAACGAGAACGAAGACGAGGAGGAAGGTTAATGCTGGGAGCTATTGTTGGGGATATTGTCGGGTCTGTGTATGAGTTTCGCAATCACAGAAGTAAGGATTTTGAACTGTTCAAACCGCAGTGCTTTGCGACCGACGACAGCATTATGACCCTTGCCATCGCCAAGGCGGTGTTGGAAAGCGCGCCGGATCACCATGATTTGGCCGAGAATGCTGTCAAGTATATGCGTGAGATCGGGCAGCCGTATCCTGATTGCGGATATGGCGGCCGTTTCCTCGACTGGATGTACTCGGATCACCCGAAACCCTACAACAGCTTTGGCAACGGCGCAGCGATGCGGGTCAGCCCGGTCGCTTATGCCGCAAAGAGCATCGAGGAAGTCGTCGAGATGTCGAGGGCGGTTACGGCTGTCACTCATAACCACCCGGAAGGCATCAAGGGGGCAGAGGCTACGGCGGTATGCACATGGCTGGCTCTCCAAGGTACGGGCAAGGATCGAATCCTTGAAGTGGTGAATAGCCTGTACTATCACATCGACTTCACGCTGGACGAGATCCGGCCGACCTATCGGTTCAACGAGACTTGCCAGGATACGGTGCCGCAGGCCCTTGAAGCATTCTTTGAATCGACCGATTTTGAGGACGCGATCCGAAACGCCATTTCGGTTGGCGGAGACAGCGATACCCTGGCAGCCATTACCGGGGCGGTAGCTGGCGCCTACTACGGCGTCCCGGACGAAATCAACAGGTATGCACGCTTCTACCTCGACAGCCGGCTGAGCGATATTCTCGCTGAGTTTGAGCGCAAGTATTTGAAACGGCCTTCTTGAACGCTATACAATTTGTAAATCAGGAACACTCGAAAGGGTGTTCCTTTTTTGTTGCCTTCGTGAGCCGGCAGTGGCTCGGAAGGGAGGTGATAGCCCTTGAATATGCACCAAGAGACCTTGAGGGAGGTGAGGACTTATGACCCCAAAATTGACCCGCGTAGTACGGCTTGACAGTGTTCCGCTTGATAAGGCGTACTACACGGACGAAGGCTACCTTGCGGACAGACCCGTCCTCACCAGCACAGGTATCTTCGAGTACACCAACCCGGATGGCTCCATTCGCCGGGAACTGCGGCTCCCGGAAGAGGTTTTCAGGCCCGAAAGCCTCAAATCATATCGGGGCAAACCCATTGTCATAACGCACGACGCCGGCCTCATCACGAAGGATAACGTCCACGAAAACAGCGTCGGCACGATTTTGTCTGAAGGTTATCGGAGCGGAAACAACGTTGTCGCAGACATCGTGATCCATGACACGGACGCCATGAAGAATGCAGGTCTGAAAGAACTTTCGCTCGGCTATAACCTCGATCTTGACGAAACCCCGGGTGTGTGGAATGGGCAGCCCTATGACGCCATCCAGCGGAATATCATCATCAATCACCTAGCTCTGGTCCTGGAGGCCAGGGCGGGCGATCAAGCGCGGCTCAATATCGATAGCCGCGACCGCAACGAGAAAGGAGAAACAACCATGAGCATGAAAACCAAGAAGCGCGGCCGTGCGGACGGTGCCATGAGTCCTGAGGAACTCAACAAGGCCATCGAGGAGTACAAGGCCCGCCGTGCGCAGCGCTCCGGCGCTTCCGCCTCTCAGGATGGGGATGACCCTGCCGGTGTCCTCGCCGCACCGGCAGGGAAGAAGCCCAACCCCTTTGCCGCAAAGAAAAACTCCGATGTTCCGAAGGCTGCTGACGGCGAGGATGAGCCTGTCGTTGCCGTCTCCGGTCAGGACGGCGACGATGACATCGAGAAGAACGTCCAGCTTGTCAAAGACCGTCGTGACCGGCGTGACGCTGAGGGCGACCCCAAGGACATGAAGAGCGCAATGGGCGTGATTGCCCAGCAGGACAGTGACAACGATCTGCTGCTGAATATCATCGAGACCCTGCTGGCCAAGCGCGATTTCGACGGCACCAACAAGTGCAATGGCGACGATGAGGAAGAGCCGGTCGTTCCTGCCGCCAGTGGCAACGCTACGGACGAAGACGAGGACGACACGGTTCCTGCATTCCCGCCCAAGAAGGCGGAAAAGAAGCCCGCCGCTCCTGCCGCCGGCAACGAGGACGAGGATGACCTGTATGACGGCGAAGAGGATAACACCGACTCGGACGACGATTCCATCCCCAACACAAACAAATCCGAAGTGGGCAAGTCTGTGCTGAATGTGGATTCCGTTGACTCCATCGTGCGTCAGCGCATCCAGCTCGGCATGGTCGGCCGCTCTCTGAACATGGACGGCCTGGAGTATATGCCCATCAACAAGGCCAAGAAGGCGGTCATCAAGGCTGTTCGTCCCGGTCTGCGCCTGGACGGCAAGAGCGAAGCCTATATCAATGCGGCTTTTGACTGCGCGGTTGATGAGGTCAGGTCTCGTTCCCATAAGGGCATCGACTACCAGAAGCGGCAGATGTTCAATCAGGACTCCCGCGCCGCTGCCGTGGACAAGGATTCGTCTATGGCAGCCCGCCAGCGCATGATCGACCGCCAGATGAAGAAGAAGGAGGACAACTAACATGAGCGCACAGACCAGATACGGCTATTCTACTCCTATCGGCTCTGCCGGCGGCATTGTGGACCTGGCTCCCTATGCCGTTGACACCTTCCTGAATGAGGAGGAGAGCGGTGTTATGAAGTTCGGCTATGGCGTTGTGCAGGGCAGCAAGCCCGGCGTTAACATCGCCATGCCCACCGAGGCTGCGGCCGCCGGCGATTTTGAGGGCATCACCACCAACAACCGCACTACGGAGTACGACCTGGATGGCGTCCTGGCAGTCCGCAAGGGCGCCTCTATCGGTGTCATGCGCTACGGCCGCATCTATGCCCGCGTCATTGATGGCGTCGAGACTGCGTATGGCGACCCCGTCTACCTGATTACCAGTGGCGAGTTTGCCGGTATGTTCACCAATTCCGCCACCGCCACCGGCCAGGAGGAAGAGGCGGATCCCGCGGATACCGTTGCCGTCAAGGGCCGGTTCCTGGGCGGTGTTGATACCAACGCGCAGATCGCCGTGGTTGAGCTTTTCAATCAGGCCCAGGTGTAACGAGAAGGAGGAACTGAGCAATGGCTACCAAGCATACCCATTTCGACAGCACGGAGTTCAACACCCTGCGCAACTCCGCTATCCCGGCCGCCATTATGGCATCCCCGAATACCCGCTTCGACAGCGCAGAGGAAGCCTCCGTTTTCTTCGCCCGCGAGCTGGATCACGTCAAGGCCAAGACCTACGATGTGGAATACCCCGAGCTGACTGCCCTGAGCAATTTCCCGATCAGTTCTGAGGCGGACGCAGGCGACAACACGATCACCTACTACACCTACGACAAGACCGGTCTGGCAAAGGTGATCGACAACTACTCTACCGACCTGCCCCGCGCAGACGTGACCGGTAAGCCCAGCATCGCCCTTATCAAGTCGGTCGGTGACAGCTACGGCTACTCTGCCCAGGAGATGCGGGCCTCCCGCCGCGCTGGCAAGTCCCTGGATGTCCGCAAGGCTGAGTCTGCCCGCTACCAGATCGACAACCTCATCAACAAGATCGCATGGCGCGGTGATGAGGAGTCTGGCCTGATGGGCGTCCTGTCTGCTGGCCAGAACATCCCGCTGTACACCATCACTGCCGGCGCCGATTCCTCCAAGACCACCTGGCTGGAAAAAACCGCCGATGAGATCCTGCTGGATGTGAACGGGATGCAGAAGCAGGTTGCCAAGGTCACGAAGAATGTGGAGCGGCCCGATACTCTGTATGTTCCCGCTGATGTCTATATGGATATCAGTACCCGCCGCATCCCCGATACCTCCACCACTGTCAAGGCTTTCCTGCTGGAGCACGCTCCCTACCTGAAGGAGATTATCTCCACCGCAGAGCTGGACGCCGACAGCGTGGAGACCAACCCCTATGCCAAGGCTACCGGCGGCCAGGGCGTAGCGTTCCTGTTCAAGAACGACCCCATGAAGCTGACCCTGGAGAATCCCATGCCGTTCTACCAGTATCCGCTCCAGGTCCGCAATCTGGAGACCGTCATCCCCTGTGAGGCGCGTACCGCCGGCGTGATCGTGTACTACCCGCTGTCTGCCCTGATTGCGGTCGGCGTGTCCTGACAAGGTTATGCGGCCTTGTTACCAAACGGTAATACAAATTGTAAACTTTTTCGAGATAAGGAGGCCGAGCGAGAAAGCCCGGCCTCCTCCTTTTATGGGAGGTAGATGAAATGGTCATCAAAAATATCAGCGCCAAAATCATCAATGTCGGCTCCGAGGTCCTTATGCCCGATATGGCTATCACCGTCAGCAATGCGATTGCTTCGGCCCCGTCTATCCAGGCTTTGGCCGAGCTGGGCTTTATCAGGGTTGAGGAAGGGGATGCCGTCAATGTCAGCACCAAGACCACCCGCAAGCGCGCTGCGGCCGCCAAGGCCGCTGAAAAGAAGCCGGCTGAGAATGCTGGTAAGCCCGCGGACAACGCATCCACCCAGCCCGCTGCTCAGCCTGTGTAAGGAGAAAGGGGAGCGCCCATGACGGCCGTTGAAATCATCCGTCTGATCGGCGGCGAGTTCGAGAGCATGGACGATGAGACCATCAACAAGTGGATTGAGGTTGTACGCCCTATGGTCAGCAAGAAACAGTTTGGCACCCTCTATGAGCAGGGGCTTGCCTATCTTGTCTGCCACAAAATGAAGATGGCAGGTCTTGGAGAAAGCCCTCTTGGTGACCTTGGCTCCATTGGGGTGGGGTTCGCCATTGGAAGCGTCTCAGAAGGCGGAAGCAGCATCAGCTTTGGGGCAAACCAAAGCTCTAACCTTGCGACCGATGCAGAACTTGGCCTCACGGTTTACGGTCTTCAGTTCCTTCAGCTCCGCCGTTCGGTTATTGTCCCGATTCACAGCAGCGGGGAGTTGGTGGTGTAGCTCATGTCGTACACGTTCAATGCGGACCTCACCCAAGAGGGCAAGCGCTTCATGAAAGCTCTGGAACAGTTGGAGGATCTGGAGGTTTTCGTTGGTCTCCAAAACGACCAGAAATATGAGGACGGCACTAGCATGGTGGATGTAGCTGCATACAACGAGTTTGGCACGTCCACCATACCAGCCCGTCCATTTTTCCGGCAGAGCTACGAGAACCACCGGAGCGAACTTCAGTCAGTATGCGTTCAGGCTGCCAAAACCGTCATCGCCGGTGGAGCGCCAGATAAAGCCCTTGACATCATAGGTGCTTTCGCCGTCGGTCTCGTACAAGAGGAAATCGTAAACGGCAACTTTGCGCCCAATGCACCCTCTACCATAAGGAAGAAAAAATCCGATAAGCCACTTATCGACACAGGACATATGCGGCAGGGCATCCACTACGTCAAGCGCAGGAAGGGAGGCGGCAGTACGTGAACATCACACTTTTCAATCGCCTTTACTGGATCCGCCGCTTTGGAAAGCAGAGGAATGTCAAAGGGTATCTGGTGTCTGACTACAAGGACTTTGGCGCAAGCCTGCATATACACGTTTCTGGTACGGATCAGATGCAGCCCAACCCGGAAGGCCAACGGAAGATGAAAAGGCTGGAAGGCCATGGCATGGAAGAGCTGGTAGCCGCAGATGAGAAAACAAACCGTAAAGGTGATTTGCTGTGGTATAGGGGAGACTGGTACGAATGCGTATCCTCGATGCTCTATGACCACACCATCCTGTGCCACTACAACTATCAGTTTGTGCTGGTGCCGCATGATGCTTCCGGCTCTATCGACCTGGAACCTCCGGTTGGAGACCCCGTTCTCCCAAACCGTGACGAGGATGACCGGGGACTGGAAGGGGATACCGACGTCCCGGATACCGGGGAACCAGAGACGGGAGGCGATGAACCGTGAGGGTATCACAGGCCAAAGAATTGTTCCGCTCTCTGACGGCTCAATATTTTGCCGGTGCAGAAGTCACCCTTTCCAGGCAAAGCCGGGTCGCCAAACCGCAGGTCCCCCTCGTATCCATTACTCCGGGAAATGTAAATCGCCCGTCCATGCCCAACTATGAAGAAGTAGATGGTGTGCTGGTCGGGCACTATCTTTCCCGTATCTCCATGCAGGTGGATCTGTTTACCCACGGTTTACCTGTAAAGGACGAAGAGACCGGCCAGACCATAGCTTACGAGAACACGGCGATGGACGATATGCTGGCCTTTATGGATTTCCTCAACTCTCCGTATGCCGTCGAATGGTGCCATACCCACGATGTGGCCATAGCGTTTGATGGAGACCCAAAGGACCTAACCGGTCTTGTGAACGACAACAACTACGAGTTCCGTTCACAGCTGGGGGTCCTTTTCTATTTCACCCAGAAGGCGGTCGGCCATTCCGCCACTCTCGGCGAAGACAGCATCCAATACCCGGATGGGTCTGGTGGATACACCGCCGAGGAACCCGCTGATACCGAAAGCACCAGCGGCGGTTATCCAGGCAGTGAGTACAACACCGAAGATATCGTCGTGCCGACGTTCGATCAAACCTCCAGCGGCGGAGGCAGCGACGAGCTGGCTCAGACCGAGACCGGATACTTCACCGAGGCTGAAATCAAGGAGGATAAAAACTGATGAGCAAAAACTATGACATGATTGCCACTGTGGACATCGACATCCAGTCTCCTATCGTCGATGACACTAGTTTTGACAATCTGCTGATTATGGGACCGGCTCCGAAAGGGGAGAACAACGCCCCGGATGTTGGCGTCTATGCCAGCCTCACAGAGGTTGAAGACGCCGGCTTTGTTTCCACGGGCGATGATGCCGATCCTGTTGGCATTGCTGCCCGTGTTGCATTTTCCCAGAGTCCTGCACCTACGCAGGTGTACATTGCGGTACAGAAGCACACCCAAGGTGCTATTGGCGCTCAGGAAACCATCAAAGACACGAAAGACGCTGTTGAAGAGTACGCCGGCAAGAAAGAGGGGCTTACTGGCTGCACCATTCGTTTTGACGGCTCCCGCACTCTCAACATCATCCTTGACGGTCCCATCTCTGGCGTCAAGAATACAGGTCTGTTTGACATGCTTGATGCACTGAATGCAAAGGGCTACACCGCCTCTATCAATGGTGTAGAGCTTACGGACGGCGCTGCTTTTCAGAAACTCCCGGAGTTCAAGAAAGTAGCAGCCATGCAGTCTGGCGACGATGATATTTCCATTGAGATCATCGTCAGCAAGGAAGGCGCAAACGATGTTCCGTATGCTCTGGTCATCTCCTATCCCGACCCGGATTCGGACGTTCCCGTCTCTGGCGTAGCCGACTTCCCAATCGATACTCCTGAGGAGGAGCTGGAAGAGCCTTCCGTTACCATCTCCCGCGCTCTGGGCATGTCTGGCTGGTATGTTCTGTGCACTGCCGGTGTGGATCCGGCTCTATATGAGGATATTGCCGCCTATATCGAAACCCAGGAGAAGATGTTCTGCTACACCGAGATGGATTTCTTTGAGGCAGGGGAGGACGGCGGTAACAAGCCTTCCGTTGGTACCGTATACTTCCGCACCATGGGCATCTATGGACGTGAGACGACCGGTCAGGCGGATGAGGATGTACCGGAAGCCAACTGGTATATGAACGTGGCTGCGGTCGCAAAGTGGCTTAACTACAGCTCCGGCAGTGAAACCGCTGCGTTCAAGGTTTTGGCCGGCGTGTACCCGTCTGAGCTTACCAGCACCGAGATGAAGGCCTTGGCGGACGCCAACCTGAACTACTTCATCACGGTTGGCAACAAGAACATTACCATGAACGGCAAGGTCGTTGGCGACGAGTGGGCCGACATCATCCGTTTCCGCGACTGGCTGAAGAACGATATGCAGGTCCGCGTTGTGAACCTGTTTATCACCCGTCCGAAGGTGCCCTACACCGACAGCGGCATCAGCTTGGTACAGAACCAGATGATTGCCTCTCTGAAAGCGGGTCAGGATGCCGGCGGTATCGCTGAGGAGGAGTTCGACGAGGACGGCAACTCTATTCCTGGCTACACGACCTCGGTCCCGCTTGCGGCAAGCCTGTCCGCCTCGGAAAAGGCATCCCGCAAACTCACCAAATGCACCTTCAAGGCAAGGCTGGCCGGCGCGATTCACTTCGCGGAACTCAAGGGCAGCCTGACCTACGAGCTGTGAGAGAGGGGTGAAGTAAGAAATGGGTAAGATCAAAACTTACAACTGTAAGGAAGTCACGATTGCTTTGGGGTCCCACCTTGTCACCGGTTATGCCGATGACTCGTTTATCACCATCGACCCCAACGGCGACGGTGTGACCAAGAAGGTAGGCTGCGATGGCGAGATCGTCCGCAGCATCAGCCCGGACGATACCTACATCGTCAAACTCTCTGTGCTCCAGACCTCCGCCACAAACTCGTTCCTTCAGGAGCGCTTCGCCCAGGACCGGCAGACCGGGGAGGGGATGTTCCCCATCCTCATCAAGGACCTGAAAGGCGGTATGTTGTTCAGTTCCGACGCGGCGTGGCCGGCCAAGCCTGCTTCCCGCGGCTACGGCAAAGAGTCGAACAACCGCGAATGGGAGCTGCATACCGGCTCCGGCGTTCTCACTGAATAATCATCATGCGGGGCCAGAGATGGCCCCAATTTACATACCACATCTAAAAATAAGGAGGCATTTTCTTATGACGGCATTGAAACAGATGGAAGTTATCGAAAAGAAGATCGGCGATAACACTTTCTATATCAAGAAATTCCCGGCATTTACGGCAGTCAATATCAGCGGCGAGCTGGCGGCTGTATTGGCTCCTTTCATCGGCGGTGTGGCTGCCGTGGCGGGCAAAGGGAACGCCGAGGTTGAGAGCGGGAATGACCCCGTAAACATCCTTGATACAGACATTGAGGACGCCATGCCTGTGTTCACTCAGGCATTCTCCAGCCTTTCGGGCGACAAGTTTGAGCGCCTGATGAAGAAACTGCTGATCGACCACAAGAACGTCTCGGTTGAAGGCGAGTCCACCGACGGCGAGGTCAAGCTCCTGACCTACGATATCGCCAACGAGGTGTTCTGCGGCGATGTACAGGATATGTTCATCCTCTGCTTTGAGGTCATCAAGTTGAACTTCAATGGTTTTTTCAAGAAAATCGGAACCCGATTTGGCGGCCTTACAGCCGCGCTGAAGAAGGTTCCGGCTACCGAGAGTGGGGAGACCTCGACACGAGCCGCTTCACGGAACTCGAAATGAGGATGTACGTCCTCATCAAAGCCCGCGTCGCATCAAAGCTGGAGCTGGAGACGGTCTACGACCTGGACGAAGCGCTTAAGCTGTATGCTCTGTACAGCATGGATATGGACATCGAGAGGGGACAGGCCGAGAAGCTGAAAGCCGAGAGCCGATAAAAATCCCGCCCCCACGTTACAGCGTGAGGGCGGGGCTTGGTTCTTATGCTTTCGCTTGGTTCGGGTCAGGTTTCCCTGGATATAAAACATGAAATAGCTTGTCAGATGCGCTCTCGTTGGAGCATAGAATCTGCACGTTCAAACCGGAATCAGACGTCAACACGACTTTACCGTATTTCGCTATTGGGTACTGCTTGTTGTTCGCATATCGCTTATCAGGAGACCCATCCTTGTTGGCGTATGCCCAAACGGTTTTCACTATTTCAGAATCGCTCGGAACTGCCTTCCCCTCAAGAAATCCAAACGCGGATATATCGATGTTTACGTCCTTATAATCGAGCGCTCCAAACTGTTTCTTTCCGAAAATCAGGATTCGATCCGGCATGATAGCGATCTGCTGGTTTTTGAGATTAAACACTACAGGCTTTATGTTGGTTGTTACATACCAAGGCAGCCTGTTGCTGGAAGATATTTTCGATGTCTCCACAGCTTTTTCGATGCCGCCCGTTTCCTTGGCGTTTTTACTTTTTGCGGTCACAACTACTTCCTGCAAAGATTGGCTAGAAGCTACACCCCTCCACGCAGAGGACAGGCGATCCCACTTTTCCTTTTCGTCATCCTCAAACTCATAAATGATATGGCATCTGCCTTTGACCAACAAAACGGCCAGCGCCACAAGGCAAAGATAAAACAGGGGAGGAAATGATGAAGTGGCCAGTGCCGCCAGGATGAGGACGTTCCTTGTGAGCTTCAATCTTTTGATTTGCTCAAATAGCTTATCGTATATGGGAGATCGCAGCAAATTCGCGTCAGACGATGTGATTTCTTGGTAATCATAATAATCATCTCGCACATCAGATGCGCTCGGCTTAGCAGCTTTTCCGTTCCCGCTGTACCCAGACTTGTGTTCGGAAACATAGCTGATTCCCGTTCCTGGTATCGAGGCGGTCTGTCTAGTTCTTCCGTCAGCAGTTCTGGTAATGCGGTATCCCTTCACGCCCCAACTATATCCGACGCCGCTTTTGCTGATGTTGACTCGGAATCCACCGCCCAGGTTTATGCTCTTTCTGTATCTAAACCCCATAGTAACCTCCCATACGCATAAAGGCCAAAAGACTATATTTCATAGTCTATCAGATAACAAAACAAAGTAAAGCCTTTTGGGTATGGATGAAAAAATTTCTCGAAAGCGAGGCGATGGCTGATGACTCTTGCCGAACTCGGCATTGCCCTTGGGTTCAACATCAAAGAGCAAGATGTTGACAGGGTGAATAGTACGATCGCTGGCATAAAAGACACAGCTACGAGATTGCTTGGTGCAATCGGTATTGGATTCAGTCTTGCTGCCATAAATGGCATGGTCGAGGAATTCACCCGCGTCAACGACCAGATTAAAAGCGCCACCGATGGTCTGGGAGAACAGCGTGAGATCCAGGACGACATCGCGGCGGCCGCAGAGGCTACCCGAACATCTTACTCGATGGCGGCCAACACCATCTCGCTGCTTGTAAAGGGAAACCAAGATTTGTTCTCCAGCGTGGACGAGGCTACGGACTTCTACAACTCGGCCACCATGCTGTTCAAGTCGGCCGGCAAAACGAATGAGGATATTGCCTCTCTCATGGAGGCGATGAATCAGTCGTTTGCCAGAGGCTACATAGACTCTGAAACCATCAGTCAGCTCCTTGAGCGGGCGCCGGAAGCGGTAGAACTTCTGAACAAGCGGCTGGGCACCACGTCCAGCCAGCTTGAAGATATGGCCACCGACGGAAAAATCACCGTCGAAGATTTGAAAGGCATCTTCGTAGATAACGCCGAAGAAATCAGCGCATCGTTCGATGATGTCCAATACAGAATAACCGACGCCCTCACTGTCATCCAGAACAAGTGGGGGCTTTGGCTTGCCCAGACCAACGAAACGCTCGGGCTGACAGACGGCATCGGTCGGCTGATGGTCAATGCCTTCAACAATGTGATTGGCATTCTGAACAGGGTGCGTAACGGCGTGGTTTGGCTGTCGGACAAGCTGGGCGGAGTGGACAATATGTTCCGCCTCATCGCCATGACAGCCGGCGCCTTGTTCGTAGTGCTGAACTTCGGCAAAATTACATCTGGGCTTACGACAATAGGAAAACTTCTCACCAGCATCAATGTAAAAACGCTGATTATCTTTGCGGCTATCCTTGCACTGGTCTTGCTGGTTGATGACTTCATCAACTTCATGCAGGGCAATAACTCGCTTCTTGGCACAATGCTTGAGCGAGCGGGAATAGATGCCGAGGCTGTCAGAGAAACCATCATCAATGCCTGGGAGTCTATCAAGGACTTCCTTGCTGCCGTGTGGGATAACATAAAAAGCACCTGCACAGCGGTTTGGAACGGGATTCGGAATTTCTTCACGCGGCACGGAGACGAGATAAAGGCGGGTCTTACATCGGCATGGGACGCCATAAGGGCCTTCCTCCTGGCAGTTTGGGGTATCCTCAGCACGGTAGCGCTGGCCATTTTTGGTGATCTTCAGGAGTTTTGGACGCAGCACGGCGAACAGGTTAAATCTGCCCTCACCAGTGCATGGACCTTCATAAGCTCTGCCTTGATCGCCGCATGGGACCTCATCAAGAACGTTGCCGAAACGGTGTTTGGAGGCTTGCAAACCTTTTGGCAAAACCACGGCGAACAGGTCACCGAAGCTCTTGTAAACGCCTGGAATGCCATTGTGGGCCTGCTGACCATCGTTTGGGCGGCCATCAGCGCTATTGCCATAACGGTATTTGGCATCCTGGAAACATTCTGGAACGCATGGGGAGATAGAATCCTCTCCATCTTCTCTGATGTATGGAACGCGGTAAAAGCGGTCGTCAGCACGACCCTCAATGTATTGACAGATCTGTTCTCTGTCTTTGCGGCCCTTCTTTCGGGAGACTGGGAAGCTCTCTGGAGAAATGCGCAGCAGCTTGTTTCCGACGTCTTCAATGGCGTTGTAAACATCATAAGCACTCTGCTTACTGCTGCGTGGAATATTATCTCCGCCATCTTCTCGATGATCTATTCCTTTATTGCCGGAATTGCATCGGGCATCTGGGGAGCGATAACCACAGCGTTTACAAACATCCTCACAAGCATCACATCGACCGTTGGCGGAATCAGAGACGCCATCGTTGAAGGGTTCCAGGAAGCCATAGACTGGATCACGTCCCTCCCGGAGCAAGCGGTCCAGTGGGGAGCCGACATCATCAACGCCATCGTGGATGGTATCACCGGCGCTGTCGGCGCAGTTGGAGAAGCAGTCTCCGGCGTTGCGGATAAAATCAAGTCGTTCCTGGGTTTCTCCGTCCCGGAAGATGGTCCTCTAAGCGATTTTGATACCTATATGCCGGATATGATCGACCTGATGGTAAAAGGCATCACGGAAGGCAAAGCCAGAGTGAGCGAGGCGCTGCAAGGTCTCGCTGGCGATATGTCGGTCATGGCCACCGCCAACGTGGTCAGCCCCCGCACGGCAGCCACGGCTACTGGCTCTAATCAGATCAACCGGACGGTGGTTCTTAACTCCAACATCAACAACACGTTCAACGGGGAACGGGCCGCCCAGCAGAGAATGGCAGGCGCCGCCAAACAGTCGGCCCGCGATGTCACCTCTGAGCTGGCCCGTGGCCTGGCATATGCACGGTAAAGGGGGAGCACGAAATGGCAAAAGCAAAGCAACCCGTAACCGTCGCAGACATCGAGTTTGACGCGCTGATCGACAGTGACCAGACGCTTGAGGCGCAGGTCCCGGAATATGCGGTCGAGACCGGATACTCGGTCAGCGACGGCATCATCTTTGGGGCGGAAAAGCTCTCCATGACGCTGTTCGTCACCAACACACCCGTTACATGGTACAGCCGGCACGGGTCGGACCAATCCCGCGTTGACACGATCTGCAAGAAGATTGAGGAGCTGTACTACAAAGCAAAGCCGGTCACAATCGTCACGTCGGATGCCACCTATACCGACATGGCGATTGAGACCATCAGCATACGAAAAACGCTTGAGGTCGGCTACGCCCGCGAGATCCCGATTTCCTTCAAAAAGGTCAGAAAGACGGCCGCGAAAACTACGACCATCCCGGACAGCTACGGCAAGAGCGGCGCTACGGCCAAGTCGGCCGGCACCGCCAGCACGACCACAGCGAACTCCGGCGCATCGGCAGCCGGGGCAGGAGGCGGTGGTTCCTCTGGTTCCGGCAGTTCGGCCGGATCTGGTTCAAGCGGCGACGGCAACAGTAAGTCGAGCATCCTGTACAGCGCGGCAAGCTCTATTGGCTTGCTCTCTTAGTCGGAGGTTTTCGCCATGGAATACACCATCATAGAGGTGCCGGACATGAACGACAGCGTGTCGCGTATCGTGCTGGGCGGCACCGCATATCACATCCGCTTCACCTGGATTGACTCAGCCGGCTACTGGACGTTCGGTCTGTACGACACGCAGAACAAGCCCCTTGTGATAGGGATAAAGATTGTGCCCCGATTCCCGATGAACGTGTTTTACAGCCTCACCAAAATGCCCAGCGGCATCTTCGGCGTGATGACCAAACTGGACCGCATCGGCCGGAAAGACTTCGTGGACGGCAACGCACAGTTCATCTTCTGCCCGGTTGAGATAGTCTCTTAATCGTTGATTTAACGTATAATACGTGGTATAATACAAACAATCAAGAGGTGAGCGGTTATGAGAAATGTGTACTATCCCGCAATCTTCCATCCCGAAGATGTGGGCGGCTACTCGGTGTCGGTTCCCGACATTGAGGGATGCTTCACACAGGGCGACACGATGGACGAGGCAGTCGAAATGGCGCAAGATGCCATTGGACTGATGCTTGAGGATTGCGCAGAGATTCCGAAGGCATCCACTCCTGCTCAGCTTCATCTCGAAGCTGGTGATTTCGTGGTGGTTATTCCCTTCGACGCTCTGGCTTACAAGCGGCGTCATGATAACCGCTCTGTTAAGAAAACGCTCTCCATCCCATCGTGGCTGAACGAGGAAGCAGAAGCGGCACACCTCAACTTCTCGGGCATCTTGCAAGAAGCCCTCAAGGCCAAGCTGAAAATCAGCTAAATCATCTCAACAGACAAAGCGGGTAGGCATATCGCCACCCGCTTTTTGCACCCCATTTTGCACCAAATGCACCTCTCAAAAACAGGTGCAGCCGAAATTGTGAACAAGGCGGTTGGTGAGAGGCCCAAAATCAACCCCAAAATGCACCAGCAAAGCTGGAACAAAATAGTAATCTATCAGCAAAAACTATGCGTTTGCTTCATCAAATTACTATTTGTTCATGAAAAATTTACAATATCCTAAGGACAGTCCTTAGGACCATCCTTAGGACGATCCTTTGGATTCTGTGAACATAACTGTTGCGTAGGCAACAAAGTTCATATTTAGTTCACACAATCCTTTGGACGATCCTTAGGACGGTCCGCAATTTACCGTAAACCCCCATTTTGTCAAGCCCTGACTAATATACCAAAAAATTCAGCACAATGCACAGCAAGAACGGGTAAAAGCTCGATAGCTCTACGCAAAACGACTGTGCGTTCACAAAAAATTTACAATATCCGCAGGACAGTCCTTAGGATGATCCTTAGGACAGTCCACAATTTGACCATATATATTATATAATATTATATATAGCTTTATATTATATTATATAGCTTATAGGTTAAGTAGTACCTTACAGGTAAGGTAGTAACTAATACCTAGGTATATAGGGTTAAGTATAAGTTACGGGTATAGGTAAAGAGAGGCAGCAAGGAAGGTGACGATATGGCTGAGTATGAAAACTTTGACAGGCAGTACCGGCTTTT